ACATGATGGTGATGGCAAGCGCCAATGTCGCCAGCTGTGAATTACGGCGACCTGGCCAATGCGGCAACCAATGGACGCAGGCATTCACCGTCGCAGGTGGTGCTGCCTCAACCATGTGGGCCTTCATCACCGACAGCCCACAGCAAAGCAACCCCAATGCCACACAACGTGGACGCCGTCAACCTCCCACTACCTGATCTCATGAACCTCCGAACCTTGCTGGATGCTGCCATTGCGTTCGTCGTTATGGGTTTAACCGAAGCGGTGCTCAAACCCTTGGCCAAGTCCATGATCGACCGCCCTCTGCGTCGTTCGTTGCCCTACGTCTACGAGCAACTCGATAACGAGATGCCAACTCTGCTGCGCACCACCACGCCAGAAGTGATGGCCGCAGAAATCGGCGCCACCATTGCCCGCGCTACCGGCAACCCAGCCACTGCGCGTCAGATCGAGCAAGTCGCTCAGCTCTACGACCCCCTCAAGGCCGTGCTGCGCAACGTCAGCACCACCTTGAAATAGCCCATGGGCATCATTCAACTGCGTGATGCAGCCAAGCATCACAAGCAACTGCCCCATCAGCTGGCAGCATGGGACTGGCTGCAAGAGCAGCTCACGGCCGACACCCTCAAGCAATTTGCTGAGCTCTATCGCGCTGATCCGCTGGCCAAGCAGCCCCTCCCACCGGCCTGGCTAGCGCCTGCACTCAAGATCATCCGTGAGTTTGAGGGCTGCCGCCTTGAGGCCTACCTGTGCCCTGCTGGCATACCCACTATTGGGTGGGGCACCACACGCGTCGTCGATGGTGCTGTGCGGATAGGCGACAAGATCAGTCAGGCCCTGGCCGATGAGCTGCTGCAAAACGAGGTTGAAAACCTCTTCGGGCCAGGCGTCTTGAACCTGCTGCCGATGGCCAAGAGATGGCAGGCCAATCAGGTCGCTGCACTGATCAGCTTTTCCTACAACCTCGGCCTTGGCGCTTTAGAGGAGTCAACACTCCGCAAGCGTCTACTGGCTGGTGAAGAGCCCTGCAATGTGGTGCGTGAGGAACTGCCGCGCTGGGTGCATGCCGGTGAAGCAGTGCTCGCTGGCCTTGAGCGACGCCGTGCTGCTGAGGTAGCCCTGTTCTGTGGTGATCGCAAACTCCAAACACCACCACAGCAAAAGGCCAACACACCGCTGAAGGTGCCCTTCTATAGCCAGCGTGATTCGACCATTGCTGGCCAAGCCAATCGCATGTGCTTCAGCTCTAGCTGCGCCATGCTTCTGTCCTATCTACGGCCTGGTGTAATCACTGGTGCAGCGGCAGATGACCAATACCTCAAGACCGTCCTGCGCTACGGCGACACCACTGATGTCAGCGCGCAGCTCAAGGCACTAGAGCACTACGGCATCAAGGCCCGCTTTAAGCAAGATGCGGGCTGGGATGACATTCAAAAGCAGATCCAACGATCCGTCCCTGTGCCCTGTGGCTTCCTGCACCATGGCACCAGCAGCCAACCACAAGGTGGCGGCCATTGGCTCACAGTGATCGGCATCACCACTAGCCATGTGATCGTCAACGATCCCTTTGGTGAGCTGGACGTGGTGCGTGGCACCTACCTCAACAGCAAAGGTGCTGGCCTTGCCTACACCCGTGCGAACTGGGGGCCGCGTTGGCTTGTCGAAGGTCCACGCTCCGGTTGGTGCATCATCGCTGAGCCATGAAAAACTTCAACATCAGCCAGCGCATTCAGCCTGGCCTTTGGAAGGTCCACCGCCGTGACACGGGTGTGGTGGTCTGGATGGCCATGGCCAATGGCATCACCTACCTCAGCTACCACGAGGAGCAAACACGCCTCTGGCTTAGCCGTGAACTCGATGATCCCGAACCGCTGGAAGCCGCATAAAAAAGCCCCCCGCCAACCACAGAGGGCTCATATGAACATTCGCTCTAGCTTGCCGGCTTTTTGTATTGCAAGCCTTTAGCCACCATCATGCACTCGAACATCACCTCTGCTTGCCAGCGTTGGCGGTGTTCAATGCAATAACCAAGGCCACACACTCGCCACTTGATGCCATCTTTTGTGGTGACCTGATTGATGACAGGTTCACACACGGGAATACTTAGCGCAACCTTCTAGGTTCCCGCTATGGCTTGGGGAGAGTGGATGGTGCCCAAGCCTGGACCTGAGCACCTGCTGACCTTGGAACAGCAACGCAGGGCTATGGAGACCTATGACCTGCCGCAGGCCAAACAAATGCTGTACCGCCTTTGTCAGTTGAGCCTGCACCAAGATTTGATTATCCGTGGTGCTACGCAGCGGATCGCAGAGCTTGAATGCACTCTTGCCCTTGCAGACCACCAAGCCTGAGGCGTAGCGACTTCATTGCACGGTCGTGCATTTGCTGCGTTGCCTGACGGCTAGTCTTTAGATCACGCCCGATTTCAACAAATGCCCGAGGCTGTGGGCGATCAGTGAGGTAGCGCTCCTTGATGATTGACTGGTAGGCAGGATTCAATTCACCAATAGCTTCCTTGAGGGCTTCGGTGAATTTGCTGAGATCTTCTGGCTTGTCGACAAGGGTTGATGGATCAGCAACCACCTCAATAAAGTCGTTGTGATTTTCGTTAGCGCTCATCCGCTGATCAAGACTCACAATGCTGGCATTGTGGTTGAGGTAGTTGATCAGGGTGTGTTTGGCCACGTTGCAATACTTGGCCACCTCTTCCAATGGTGGAAGCTTGCCGTTTTTGCGCAGATGATTCTGCATGTAGTCCATCGCCTTGCGGATCGAGTCATTGGCCTGCATCGGCAAATGAATGATCCGGCTGTATTTGTTGATGGATCGCGTGATGCCTTGCCTGATCCACCAGTAACAGTAGGTCGAAAACTTGTAACCGAGGGCAGGGTCGAATTTTTTGATCGCCGTATCTAGGCCAATCAAACCCTCTTGAATCAGATCCTCCAAGGTCAGGGTGCCGCCAAACTTGTGGTACTTGCCCGCAATGTTGACGGCCAGCCTGATATTGGACAAAAAGAAGCGCTCCCTAGCGCGCTTACCCCTAGCAATGATTGCCTTCTGACGCCGTCCAGGCCGCTTCACCTCACCCAACGTCAACCAATCCTGCACATGACGTGCAAGCGTGATTTCTTCGTCGGGTGTCAGCAGTGGGTAGCGATGGGATTGCTTGATAATCCAATCGACAGATGTGCCTGGTACGGGCATGAAAATGGCAGGGAGAAGAGTGCCTTAGGTGTAAACGCTGAACGTGCCCTTTGACCGCTAGACCGTGGCAAGTGTTACCTGGTGGTCTTGATCCTGGTACTTACCAGAGCGGTCTTCGTAACTAACCGAGCAGGGGTCGCCTTCAAAGAAGAGCAGCTGGCAAATGCCCTCATTGGCATACAGCTTGCAGTCCGCACCGGAACTGTTGCTGAATTCCAAAGTCAGGTGACCCCGCCAGCCCGCTTCTGCTGGTGTCATGTTGGCAATCACACCCATGCGTGCATAGGTTGATTTGCCAAGACAGATCACCGTGACATTAGGCGGCACACTGATCTTTTCCAGCGCGACACCAAGGCCATAGCTATGAGCAGGAAGCACGAAGTAGCGACCTCGTTCATCCCCTTGCAGATCAACATTCCGCAGGTTGTCTGGGTTGAAGGCCTTGGGGTCCATGATGGTGCCAGGCACATGCTGAAACACACGGAAATCAGCAGGGCTCAGGCGGATGTCGTAGCCGTAGGAGCTGCACCCATAGCTCAGCACTTTGGTGCTGCCGAGCTTGCGGATCAGGTTGGGTTCAAACGGCTCGATCATGCCCGCTTGAGCGCGGACACGAATCCAGTGATCGGCCTTGATCACAGTTCCTCTCCGCGTGCTTTACGTGCCAGCACCCATGCAGCAAATGCCACGATCAAGCTGGCGGTTTGGTTGTTGATCGGCGCTGCGTGCGGGTAGCTATCACGCCACCATTCAGCCAGCAGATCTTCAAGCGTCGGTACTGTCGTCGTCATTGGTTTCAGTGAGCAGACCGGTGTAAGTGGATTTCAAAGGGTCGCAATTAGGCAGATCAGCACGACCGCTAGCGGCGTAGGCAGCTTCTAGGCGGTCTTGACGTGCCTGCTGCTCAATCGGGTTGCAATCAGGGTTCATCAGAAAGGCATGGCTGCAGGTGAATCGGCCTTGGCCTTTTGATCGCTTACGGCCAGCAGCAGATACTCATTACCTGCCTTGCTGACGCGAGGGCGAAGGTTGGCGCGCAGTTGAACGCAAGGCTGACCCTTGTCGTTGGTCACTGGGTTTTGGGTTAGTGCCCAGTTGTAGAGCTTTTCAATCTCGTCCACAGGTACATCCGAGGATGCCCAGTAAGCGCCTTCGGTTTTCTTGTCCTGATTACAGGTAAACCAAAGAGTGAAGGCATCAGGCGCAAAATCAGCCATGAATCAGTTGATGGTGGGAAGTTTGAAGTAACGGCGCAGGGCATCATGCACAGCGCCGCTTGGGGTCAGTTGGTGCTGATCCGCGTGTTGACGAATCAGTTCCATCACGTCTGGCCAGAGGTGAGCGCAGACCGCAACGCTTTTGGTGCTGCGGGCATAACGCCTAGTTGGATGGCGAGGCTCCTGCTCGCTAGTGCTAGTCATCAAGGGCACACCAAAGATGAGGTGTAGAGCAGTGGGCGTAAAAGGTGACAGGTGAAATGGTTAACAAGTCATCCTGCAACAGCGTGAGCTCTCTTAAATGAAGCCAAATCGCCTTGACCTTTTGATGGCTGACAAAACGAAGTTGTTCCGGCACCGCGTTGGCAGATTCGGCCCAAGTTATGCGCTGATCGCATAGGTCGGAAAGGTAAAAACCTTTACTGTTCGTTAGCAACCAATACACCCGCTGCAGATACGGATCGCTGCAAGAGCTTGAGATCTGCTCGGATGCGCTGGAGGAGTGCTCGTTTAGCGCAGTGGTTCCCGTAGTTGGATAACCGGGCATTGAATGCAGCTTCTGCATAAGCGTCTGCTGTTGTCGCTTCAATGCCTGCGATGGCATCGCATACATGCGTGTGAGCAAGTCGGATGTGCTCATCAGGCGGCAACGGCATTGAGCTGCTCCATCAGGAAGTCGCGATGCGCGGCCGTCTTGATGTAATCGGCGGCTTTCTTGTCCGGCGGCAGGCTGAAACGCTCTTGGAACGCCAGAACGATTTGATTGCGGCGCTCTTCGCTGACCTTGAGCACGGCCTGCACCAAGTCCTGCACCTCAGCGGCGCTGAGCTTTTCGGGGTTGGGTGAGCTGGCCCGCTTAGCTGGCATGGTCTTGGTCTGTGGCTTGCTAGCGCTAGCCGTTGCGGGCTGAGCGTCGTCATCGCGCATGGGGTTCTCAACCTCCACGCGTGCCCACAGCTCATACCCCAAGCCAAACGCAAACGCAGCAGCAGTGCACAGGCAACGGCGGTGTGTGTCGGTCAGCGTGCGAGCCGTGATGCGCTCAAACGGAATCGGGTTATTCCGGTTGTCCATGCAGGCCTGCGGGAAATCAGGCGTCACCTGATCGCCGTTAATGAAGTAGCCCACCACGTAGCCAGTGCCATCAGGCGCCTTCCACACGTGGCCACCATCAGGAGCACTGCTCAGCGTGAACTGCCAGCCAGGTGCATGAACGTGAAGCAGGTGGGCGATCTTGGCCCAATTCACATAGTCAGCGGCATAGGAGCCGCTGCCCTTGGTGGAGATGTCATCCGGTGAGATGACACCACCAAGCTGCGGAAAGTCAGTCATGGATGCGGTGTATCGGATGCCGCGTCGCTGCGGCACCCCTGCACCCTAGGCTAGCCAACGCTAATGGTCAAGCGATTGTCCCCACTCCGCTAGCGCATCGCCAACCGGGTCGGAGCCATTAGCCGTGATCGCCTCCCATTCGCTCGGCTTCCACTCGTGCCAACCACTCAGCACGTTGCGCAGCAGGTCGCGCTGTGCCGTGGTCAAGCTGCTGCAGTGCTGTTCCAACTGCTTCCATGCCACTGCAGGGCTCAGCATGTTTTCCTTGGCCAGCTCCTCAAAGGCTTGCTGGTGTTTGGCACTCAGGGCCTTGGCCTCTTCCTCGCTAAGCGGCTCCGGCTGCTGCAGCCATTCCGGTGCGTCCAGCTCACCAATGAAATGTGAGAAGAAATCCGTGGCGCTCCACGGCTTGCCTTCGGCAGTGGTGATCGGCTGCGAATCCTTGAGCCGATCCTTCAGCCTGCGGTCGGTCACACCGCTGTAATCACCCTCTGCAATGCGAGCGTTGGCCAGCCCAAGCTGGATAAAGGTCAACGGCTGCGGTTGATCCGTCTTCGCGTTCTGCAGCTTGTTGAAGGTCGAATCACGGACAGCGGGAAAGCCTGCCTGCTCACCCCACTCGTGAAGGGTGCTGTGAATCCAGCCATTGCGATTGCACCAGGCCGTCAACGTGCGACCAAAGCGCTGGCGTGTGGCTAGCGGTGGATGGCTGTAGCGGTCGTGATCCAAGAGAGAGGCTTCGCTAGCGGCTAGCCTAACCCTAGGGACTGGCAGCCGCTTCACCGGCCCTAAGTCGCACGTCCTGCACCACTCCATCGCTCACGACGACCCGTTCCACCCACTGCGACACCAGCCGCCGTGTTTGCTCTGGTGTCTTGGTCATCTCCGCCCACAGCTCCGGCTGATCCAACGCTTCCAGCGCATCGGACAGCGTGAAGCGGCTACCGCCATCACTCACGCACTCCTGCAAAAGCGTGCTTAGGCGCTCCTCCTTGCGCTCAATCACCTCCACTAGATCCGCATCGTCCAGCAACCTCAAGTCACTGATCTGACTCTGCAGCTGCTTGATCTCTGGACTGAGCCGCTGCTTAAGCCGCAGCTCATCTACCACGCTTCCATAGGCCAGCAGCTCCCGTTTATCCCACAAGCGCTTGAGCACGGCATCAATCACCGTTTGCTCCTTGATCCCTTTGTGCGGCCGAACCGGGCAGATCTCATGCGTGCAGCGCAAATAGGTCGCTCGTGCCTTGCGCGGCTCGTGGTAATGCATCAACCCACCGCAGTGCCCGCAATACACCAGGCCAGTCAGCACGCGGCTACGGCGCTTGCGCATTGGAGTGGCTGCCCTCACCCGCAGGGACTGCATCACCTGCTCAATCTCAACCTGCTCCTCTGGTGTGATCAGAGCTGGGTGGGTATTGGGGTGGACTTGATCGACTTTGCCCGGCTTGTTGATGTTCCGGCTTTTGTTGCCTTCTGCATCGAACGTCCAATGACATGTCCCGTAGACACGGTTACCTGCAATCGCTGGATTCAGCAGCCATCGGCGTAGGCCTTCCAAGCTGCGAAAGGCTGAGCCGCATTTCTTGTACTGAAAATCAAACGCGTCGCGCAGGCTGCCGCTCTGCAAGAAGCACTCCACGATCTGCCTTGCAATTGGCGCTGTTTTAGGGTCCAGCTCGTAATTCAGCTTCCCCTCGGTGTATCGATAGCCAAAG